TCAGTGGGCAGCTGGGACACGCCGCTCGGGCTGTAGAACCAGACGTTGTTGACGGTGCACGCCTGCGACAGGGAGAACTCCATGCCGAGGGTGAAGTTATTGGCCGTGTCGTTGGTGTAGTTGCCCAGGTCAACCCGGTTGGGCCAGATCCGGTAGCTGCCGCTGTACCCGGACGGCGGGGCCGTGTCGACCTGCACGTCCATCCAGAAGTTGGCGCTGTTGCTCCCGCCGTTGGGGCAGTTCACCGACGGGTCGGAGCCCGCGGTCGAGAACAGCCCCTGGTCCATGCTGTTGTTCCCGGAGGCACCGTCCTGCCACAGGTGCGAAGCCCCGAGGTCAGACCAGGCGGTCAGCGGGCCGTTGGTGATACCGGAGGCGTAGGTCTGCCCGGAACCGAACTGGTTGTTGGTATCCGGGAAGCCGTTGCCCGAGGTCGGGACCCATCCTGTCGCGGCGATGTACAGCCCGCCCGGGGCCAGCTGGAGCGGAGCGGCCAAGGGCACGTAGTTCCACGCCCCGGCGGTCAGCGTGCCCGAGGTGACGACACTGCCGGAGACGAGGCTCTGCGAAGTAGACGCGGTGCCGTAGCGGTTCCAGAGCGCGAACTTCTGCGCCGCTGTCGACTGCCCGGTATTGCAGACCCACCAGTAGTAGCCGTCCAGCCAGTACATGCCGCCGGTCACGCTGAACAGCACGCCGGCGAGGAAATTGCCGGCGTAGGACGTGGACGAGGACGGCCCGTTGCCAGGACGGGTAGGACTGCCGGCCCCGTCCATCAGCCGGTAGGTGGTCATCGCCGCGTCCTCCCGCGCCGGGACGTGCTACGACTGCGAAGAGTCAGCGGTAACGGCAGCGGCGGCGAAGTTGAGGGTGTTGCCGTTGGCCAGGGTGACCGAGGTGATGGCACCCTGCAGGTAGCGCAGCTTGGTCGCCGCCGAGTCCCAGACCTCGGCCGCCACGACTGCCGCCCAGGCCGCGCCCGCCGTCCACGAGACAGCGTTGGCGCTGGCGATGACGCCGGCGGCCGGGCTGCCGAACGCCGGGGAGCCCATCGTGTTCCCGCCTGCGGTGTAGCCGGTGGCGGACAGCTCGGTCCCGTTGGCGGTGTTTGATCCCTGGGCGGACATCAGCCGCAGGAAAAACGGCGGCGTGACGGTGAACGCCGAACCGCCGCCCGCGCCCGGGGTGTAGGTGGTCGTGGCCGTCAGGCAGTAGATCGCCTGCATCAGCTTGTTGACCAGGTTGTTCCCGCTGGTGTTGCGGTCGGTCATGTTAGGCATCGAGGCTCATGCCCCCCGCCGTAAGGCTCATTCCTCCGCCTGTCCCGCCCAGGAGCGTGATGGTGAGCGGACGGCACACCGTGCAGCCTTCCACGCCGAGACCGCAGTGGCCGCCGGGGCAGTCCTCGCCCAGCGGCGTCACCACGTTGCAGGCCCAGCCGCCGTCCGGGTGCGGGCAGGCGGCGCCGGGATGGTTGAGCCCGGCGCCGGGGCAGGCGTTGGCCGCGTGGTCGTGGTTGTGGTCCTGCGGGCAGCAGCCGCACTCAAGTGCGCTGGCCGGGTCGGCGCCGGCCTCAGGGCCGGTGACCGCCCACTTGCCGCACTGGTTGCACTGGATGTGAAGCAACGGCCCTCCCCTGCGTCGGCAGCCGGGTAATCGTCACCGTCCCCGCCCCAGCCAGGCCAGGTCTGCCACCGCGCCGTCGTACGCCTTGCGCCATGTGTCAGTGGTCCCGGTGCAGCGGTCGCCGCCCGCCCGGACATCCCACTGCCAGCAGCCGGGTGCCTCCCGCCACACCCGCGCGTACCAGGACCTATCCACGACCGGGTACCGGAGGGGGACCCGCGAAAGCTGCCATCAGTGCTTCATACGATCCGGCTGAGTTGCTGGCCTCCACGCCAGCCTCCGGGTCGGCGGCCACCTTGGCGAACCGGGGGTCGTCCTCCACGTGCGCGGCCACCATCGGACCGCGGATACGGTCCAGTTCCTGCTCCTCAGGCGACTTGGTGCCGAAGATGTCCAGCGACACGGCCAGTTCCACCAGCGGGTTGCGCCCCCCGTGCTTGTCGGTGTCGACCATGGCCTGTGCTCCGATGAAGCTGCATATCGTCTTGACCTGCCACTCGGCCAGCCTCAGCCGGGCCCGCTGCTCGCGCTGCTGCCGTGCCCCGGCCGCTTCCAGGACCTGCCTCAGCCGGCAGACGGGGAGTCCGAGGATGTACTCGTCGGTCCATCCGTATTCGTGACTGAGCGTGTCGAACGCCGCCGCGAAGGCGCCGGCGAGCTGAGGTCCTGCGGAGTCGCCTCCGGCTCCGGCGGCTCCTTGTCCTGTCCGGTCTTCCGGAACATCTCCAGCGTCTTGCGGAGCTTTTTTCCCAGGGCCTGCAGCTCCGGCGCCTCCTGGCGCACGATGACCTCGATCAGGTCAAGGGTGTCGTCCAGCTCCGGGTTGTGCAGTTCCTCGCCGTAACGGTCCCACAGGGCCTTGTCCGCATCAGCTTCCTGCCGGGTCTGCTGGCTGGCCTGCTTACCGCTCAGCCCCGCGGGCTCGCACATGGATGCCAGGAAGGCGATCGTTTCCTGCTCAGCGTCGGGGATGGACATGACCACCAGCATCAGCAGCTTCTGGCCGAACTCGGCGGGGTCGCCGCCGAAGTTGAGCTGCGACTGGGCCAGGGCCGGTCCTGCGCCGTGGGTGAGGATGCGCAGCAGCCGGAAGAACTGCCGGGTGCGCATCCGCCGCACCCCGAGTGCGAAGCCGGTGGACAGCTTGTGCTCAGTCAGTTGCGGGTCCAGCCGTTCCAGCTCGCTGTCGTCCGGCATCGGCCCTCCCGGGGGCTCTCGGGGTCAGATGCCAGGGCAATCGGCGGGCAGCGCAAAGGCGCACCCGCGCCAACAGGTGCGCCTTCTCTCGCATGTCCGGACCATGGGACGCAGGGCTACCGTACCGCAGTCAAGCAGCTACGGGCGAGCGCCGGAGTTGTCCTTCAGCTCCGGGTTCTGCTGCTGCTCGGCCAGGGCCTCGCCGCCGGTCACCAGCAGGTCCGGCTGCTCCGGCTTATCCTCGCTGAAGCCCTCGGCCAGCGCGTCGGCGGCGTCCGAGTGGTTCTGCGCCGTCTCGTCCGGCTGCGGTTCCGGGTCCACCTAGACGACCGTGCCGCCGCCCGCGCCGAACGGCTCGGCGACGAACGCGCCGGTCTCGGTGCCCGGCAGGGACACCAGGCGGCCGATGGACATGCCGTTGGAGCCGGACGTGCCGCCGTAGGCCACCGGCAGCGCGGTGCCGACCTCGTTGACGGTGCTGAACAGCGCGCGGCCCGCGATGCTGCAGCTCAGGCCGGTCTTGTAGCTCGGGCCGGTGAAGTTGAAGGGCATGAACTGTACGCGGTACATGACGAAGTCAAGTGTCCGGATCTGCCCGCCGGCGTCCTTGGACGGCACCCGGATGGCCAGCGGCTGGGTCACCTGGTTCATGGAGGCCAGGGTCCACAGCGGGATGGCGTAGTAGTCCGCTCCCGCAGCGCCGGAGGAGGTGACGCTCGTGCCGGTGATGTACGCGATCGTGCTGAAGGGGATATATCCCTCTTCAATCGTAATGTTAGCGAAATTTATCCAAAAGTGTTCGCTCAAAACGACGTCGTCGCCGGTGTTTTCGAAGTTCCCCTGGTCAGTGCTGATAGTCCCGTTACGCACGCCGTAGACAGTCGCGCCTTCAGCGCCCGTGGTCCCGCTGAGAATGGCCGCGTGGCTGAGCGAGAAGCCTTCGAACGGCGTGCCGGCGTAGCTGTTGCTGAGGGTAGGCATGGCCGCGGGACCTCCTGGTCGGCTGATGCGACTTCGGAGTCCTAATCGGCGCGAGCTGCTACCCGTACAGGGCAGTGCAGTTGACCGGGTGGTTCACCGTAGCCACGTACTTCAGGAACTGCGCGGCCAGCTTGTCTGCCACCTCTTCCTGCGCCTTCGTGGAGGTCGTGGTCGGCGTGGTGAGGATGCGGATGAAGTCCTTCCAGATGACGTCCTGGTCCGCCCGGAACGTGTTGCCCCCGGCGCACGCCTGGAGCTGCGCGGCGTGCAGCGCCATCTGCTGGGTGTGCAGCTCCTGTACCAGCTGGGCGTTGTCGTTCGCCGTGCTGTGCGCCGCGAACGCGGTGAACCCCAGCACGACAGTGAGGAGGATGTCGAGGGCAAACGACACCGACAGCGCGATGATGATCTGGCGGCTGCGCCTGCCGAACGCCGAGTACTCCTCCAGCCGCCGGGAGATCTCGGCAAGCGTGGCGTCGAGCGACGCCGCCAGGGCCAGTGCCTGCGCTGCCTGCTCGCCCGGAACCGCCTGTCCTTCCTCACCCGAGCTGCTCATCGCCCTCTTCCTGGATTCCGGCCTGGGCGCTGCCCAGGATTCGCTTCATGTCGGCGACGGTGGCGTTCAGGTCCAGGACAAGCTGCTCGGCCCGGAGCACCAGCGCGTCGATCC